GACTGACCGCGAAGTGCGGTCGCATAGCAAGAGTGTATACCTTGGCTAGCCGATGTCAAGTGTGGACTGTGGACTGTGGACTTGTCCCCCTTCCGGCGGGCTGCGGCCGGGGCCGGGGCCGGGTGCTGGGGCCGGGGCCGGGTGCGGGCGCTTGGGGCGTGGTTGGCTGGGGCTGGGGGTTGGGCCTGGGGTTGGGCCGGCGTGGCAGTGGCGGCGTTCCGGCCGTTGGTGGGTTCGTTATAGCGGGCGCATGCAAAAGCGCCCGGCGGGTGAGGCCGGGCGCGGGTGGGTGCGGTTGGTTTGGAGTCAGTCGCGACGTTTTCCGAGGATGAATAGTGCAACCAGGGCCGCAAGCATTGCGAGGACGTCACGCATTGAACAGGCTTCCGGGCTCGGCGTTGTTCGCCGGCGCTGGTGCCGGCGCTGGTGCCGGCTCCGGCTCTGGTTCTTCAGCCTGGACCGTTTCGGGGTCGTCGACGACGGCGGAAACGGTGCGGCCGGTGACGTACTCGGCGGCACGCTCGGCGGCACCGGCGGCGACGACGACGGCGCGCGGGTCGTTTTCCAAAGCCTTCAGCCAGGAAGCGATATAGGCGTTGCGGTTCTCGCCGATGTCTGGGGTGTCCATTCCATACGCGCACGCGAGGAAGGATGCGGCGAGTTCCGCAATAAGTTCTTCCCTGGCGTAGTCTTTGGATCCGAATCCGTTGCCGAGTTTGCGATTCAAGCGCCGTTCGTGGCCGGTCGCGTGAGCGCATTCGTGCGCGAGTGTTGCGGTGTAGTGTTCGCCGGCGTTCGCCTTGTTCCAAGCGGCACCGTCTGGCATCGTGATACGGTCATGCTGGGATGAATAGAACGCTCCGGTGCCCTTCGTCATAGCGATACCTTCGGCCGCCATCCATTCGGTGAGGTGGTCGCGTAGTGCGCGGGCAGCTGCGCCCGGTTCTGGGTTCGGCCGGCTCACGCATGTACGCTCGAAGCGCTCCAGCACTTCGGCGGGCAAGTCGCATTGCGCGACGTTGAACACGGCGAAGTATCGAAGCCATACGCTCTTTCGCATGGCCTTCGTGCCGTCGTCGTTGGTCTTCGTGTTTGTTCCGAAGTGCCAGTAAACGACGGGCGCGCTTTTTTCACCCTTGCGAACGCATCCACCCAGGGCCTGCGCCTGGCGGAAAGAGAGCCACAACGGCAAGCGGTAGCCGTTGCCGGCTGCGATTGTCGGGAGGGTGATACGGTTCGAGCCGCGATACGCGCGGTTGGTGACGGCGTTCCGGTGCATAGTGGGGCCGCACGGGCTCCAGGGCTGACGCCACGGGATTGTTCCGGTGCGTAGTGCGTCGAGTACTTGGGACGTAACCATAGCGGCGACGTCCTTCGGGCGAGTCGTCATAGCGATTCTCCTGTTCGGGTTGTTCCGCGTTCGGCGACGTTGCCGGGCCGCGGCCGGCCGCCCCTCGGTTGAAGGGCGGCGCGGCTGGGGTCCGGCTAGGCGAGCTCGCCGTATGTGGTGCCTGTTACGGGATCGGATGCGGACTCTTCGATGGCGTCATAGTTGCCGGAGTCGGCCGGATCTAGTGCGAGGTCATCACCTGGGTAGTGCTCGGTGGTTTCATCCGGCATTGCGAAGCGGTCTTCGTACTGTGCATCGAGGTCAAAATCCGGCGCGTAGTCGGGAACGTCGTCGGGGTAGGCGCTCATTCGTCTTCCCCTTCCCAGGCTGCGGGTAGTGAATGTTCGAGAGTCTTCCCGATGCGGCGTTCCATTTCCTCCGCGCCATCACGGAACGATTGCGGATCTGGTGAAAATCCCTCCATTCCGTCGTGCCATTCGTGCCAGTAGGCAAGCGCGAGGGGTTCGAGTCCCTGGTGGCCGTGCGTATTGAATGCGTTCACCACGCGAAGTAGTGCGGTGGCCAGTACTGCGTCACTGTTGTCGAACGGTGCCGGGATTGGCGCTTGGCCGGTGATGTCTCGGCATTGGTTGCCGACGATCTCTGCAAGTTTGCATCGGTTCATCGCGCGTCCCCTTCCGGAATTGGTGCCAGCAGCGCCGAGGCACCGAGGACGTTCGTTTCGGTCTCGGTGTACGTGGTGCGGGCACGGTCCAGCTCGGCGAGGGCGTTCCCGAGTTGCGAGGCGGCGGAGTCGACGGAATTTGCGGTTTGCAGTGTTGGCCGTTCGCGGTGCCATTCGATGGCGCTGGCGAGGGTTTCGCATGCTGTTGATGCCATGCGTGCCGCATAGGCGAGCGCGTTAGCGTGTCGTTGCAAGTCCAGCCAGGTCATCGGGCACCCCCTTCCGTGCCGGCGTGACGCCATGCCGCGAGGTTCTTCGCGTAGTTCTCAACGGGCGCTTCAAGGGTTCCCAGCGGCATGAGAAGGCCGAAGCCATGCCGGCCCTGGACGATTACGGGCTTTCCGGGCTTGCGCGAGATCGTGAGGGTGATTCCCGGCCGGCTAGAATCGGATCCGAGCGCAGCGGCCAGGTCGGCAAGGTAGGCCGGATTCAACGTGACGCTGACGGAGTCTGCGAGGCTCTCCGGCGACGGCATGACGCTATCGATGGGCGGGAAGTTCTGAACGTCAACGCGCGGCTGCGTCATAGTTCCCCGCTTGTCGGTGCGGCTGGAGCCATCCACTCCGATTGAAATGGTCACGCGGTCCTTGCCGGTTGCCTTCTTCAGGATGGAGGGCGGCACCAGGTGCGTGCAGTTGGGGCCGGCGCTCGGTTCCTCGAGGTGCACTACTGATGCCACGCGGCCATCGGTGCAAGTGATGTAGACACCACTGGTGCAGGTTGTGACCTGGGCGAAGTTGAACGAGTAGCGGCCGGGTTCTCCAGTGCTGGCGCATGCGGCTACGTCGATGCCGGCGGGCAGATGAAACGTCGTTGCGGTTGGAGCAATTGCGAGTGTCATGCGGTCCTTTCGTTACGTTGCGAGCGGGTCCACGTCGGACCCGTTGCATCTACTATAGCCTTTGGCTAGCCGTTGTCAAGCCGTGGCAATCACAATTTCAAAAAGGGCGGACCGTGTGTGGAACGGGCGAGGCGTCATAGTGAATGGGTGTTGGTTGGAGGGCGTCTACCCCGACGTGCCTGGCGCTGGCGTTTCGGCCGGCGGTCGCGGGCTTGAGCGGCGGCTGGCGGCGGCTGGCGACGGTTCTAGTCCATTGCGGACCCGAACGCTGGCCGGTGGCGCTGCCCGGTGGCCGTTTCGGTCTGCGTTGTGGCGGTCTGGCGCTGGCCGGCGGGCTCCGGCGGGCGCTCGCGTGCCCGGGGGCGCGGGGGGTCGCCGGATCGCGACCATAGTTCAACTGCCCTTCACATCATTTCGCGATGGAATGGTTTGACTTGGAACCTAAACTTCCACGTTTCCGATTCGTCCGTTTACGATCCTTTGGATCTTTCGTGATGATCTGGAGCGTGTCATTGCGAACGACGGTGATCTGGTGATCCATGAAGTGACGGATACGACCGTCTTCAAGTACGACCGCGTAGCAGCCGTTGGTGTACATGCCAGGGTTACAAACGTAGAGCAGGTAGCCTTCACCAAGAGGCGTGTTGACGGGTATCAGCTGGTTGAACTCGTGGATCTGATTGAACATATTCGCCTTGACCTAATGGCCTTTATTGGATAGAATCGGGTACGCATGTGTGCATCTGGAGCACCTTTGCTCCAAATCGGCACCCCGTATAACGAACCACGATGGCTCAGGATCGATCCGTAGCACCTAATGCTGTCTCGGTATTACTTTGCCATACAAATCGATCCTAGACGATCCTAGCCGCCTTGTAGTCGATGCTGGAGGTACGGCAGCAGTTCGGGTGTCTGCTTCATCGCTGCTGCCAGTCCTTGCTCGATGCACCTAACCTGGGTCTCGGTGAGACTGAGCTCAAACGACAGGTCAATGATCTCGACGAGTTCGTGGATGACGGTCAATGCTTCCTGCTGACCACTGAGACTTGGGTGGAGACGGATCAGCGGGTACGGATGGATCTGGGCATCGCCGAAGCCCAGGTCTCCCACATCATCGCTGACAAGGATCGGAATGACATTCGCACCGAGTTGGATTTCCGACGGCAGGTGAGTCATCGAGTTCTCCGTTTGGTTTGGTCAGATGGTTTGGGATTGCCCAAGGGGGGGAAGGGGGAGAGGGAGGGGGAGGGGTTGTTTTCCCCTCCCCCTCCCTATCCCCCCTATAGTCCCCCCTTTCCTCCCCCTCCCCACGTCCAAGGTCCGGATAAAATGGGAAGTGACTTCCCATTTTATTCGGACGTTGTCATTGTCTGTTGAACCATCTGCGACCCTTTGGGGAGTACTCTGAGTACACCCTTCGGAGCTCATCCTCGATGGCCCGCTGGCGTGATCTTTCGACCGCTCGTTCCGGGTCTTGAGCCATGTCTTTCTTCCACAACCACACCGCCATTGCCAATGCCTCAACCCGGTCGTCGTGATCAAGGCATCCACGCTGGCGCGTAATGCGCGTCAACTGGTGCTGAAGCACCTCGTCCTGCGCCACTTCCGGATGAATCACCAGCCGGTGCTGGTTTAGGATGGGCTCCAGGTTGTCGATGATGCGCGTTTCCTTCTGCCCGCTCACGCGCACCGTTTCAACCGAACATGCCCATCCATCGGGGTTCAAGGCGTCCGTTCCCGGTTCCGTAAACTCCCTTTGGAGATAGGGTTCCAGCAACTGCGCCATCATGCCCTGGCCGAAGTTGTCTTCGACGTACAGGTCGGTCACTCCGTGGCGCTTTGCTACCTGAACCAGCTCATCAAGCGTCGAGGGGCTGTATCCGCCCGGAAGTCCGCCAACTGCCTTGCACCAAAGATACCCGTTCATGTGGCTAACTATCGCGAACGCGGTCTCATCTTCGCCCTTTCCGCTGGGATCTACCCACATCCGCGTACCCGTGTACTTGGCCCAATCCTTGTCAAACATGATGGGCGCTTGGTAGCCATCCGTTCCGAATCCAAGGCTGGGGATCGACTCAATGCGGGTGCTCTGGCCGGCGGAATTGGTTGCTCCCCAAGCGATGGTCATTGGTGCCTTGTCGCGGTCCATTGCAAAGACGATGAAGTCGGCTAGCCGGAGCGGAGTTCTGTTCTCGTCGCCAACCTTCCACGTCAGCAGGTACTGCATCTGGTACTTCGAGCGGCCCTCGGCGGCCTCGCGCGCTGCGAGCTCCTCGCGGCCGAACCGCTCAGGCCAGCAAAGGTCGCCAGCCTCCATGTCTGCGAACATCGGCCCGAGCTGGCAGCCGCATCCTGCTTCGCCAGGATGACTCACAGGCCACGCCATGAATCGATACCCACCTCGGATCAGGTGCTCGTAAAGGGTCTCCTCATGGTGCGGCGTGCCGAGATATACGACGTCACCACCGGGGATGAGGATGTTCTCAAACTCGGCTACTTGGTCTCGCAATCGCTTACGCATGTCAAGCGTCAATGTGTTCTCGCTGGTCTCGACGTCGTCGGCCACGATGCACGTTGACCTTGAGCCAGTGATCTGACCAGTGATGCCGTAGGCACAAAACGACGGGGTGCGGTCTGGATCGGTGCCGTTGACATCGAACATGAGCGCCGAGTCGCGCTGGCCCGACTTGCGATCAGGAACCAAGTGCTGGAGGAACCGGGCCTGCCCAATCCACTTGCGCGCCAAGTACAGCGACTCCTTCGCGGCACGCTCGCTCTTTGAGACGTAGGTGATTCGTTCGTGCCGTGCGTTGGTGAACAACCGCCAACAGCAATATGCAATCGTGACCCATGTCTTTGAGGCACCGCGCCATGCGAGGATCCCACGCCGGTTGGTGCCGTGCTGTAGGTACTCGGCGATCTCTTTGTGGTGCTTGGGAATCGACTTCAGGCCGATCTCTCGCCACAACTCGGATAGAAAGAATGGAAACTCTTTCGCGAGACGCTCGACGTACTCCCGAGTCTTCGGATCAAGACCGCCGAGACTTTGCACCGGAGCACTTCCACTTCGCGCGCGAAAGGCGCAACGGGCTGTTTGGATCCTTCGCCGCCGATGGATGGTCACGCATCTGTCCAAGGCTGCGAGCGCAGTAGGCATCTCCCTTGGAGGTGCCAGGCTTGATGCGGTCGCCGCCGCCCTTGGCCTGACCAGCCTGACCGTAGGACACCCTGCGGGTCCGACCTGACGAGCCCTGCACCACCTTGACGAATCTCTTGCCCTTGGCTGGCGTCACTTCCAACCCCGCTTCATCTGACCATACTCCTTCGCGCTGACCGTCGTCTTCGACTTGGGACGACTAATGCCAGCCTTCTTGCGACGATTGATGTTGCCAACCAGCGAGTTCCTCTGCTTCATCGCGCACCTTTCTTTCTGTTCGTTGTCCTGCTCACAACACGGAGGTTGATCCGAGAGTTCGATCCACCCTTCGACAGCGGAACCTTGTGATCGACCTCGCGCGGATCGCCCGTCTTGAGTCCCATCTTGCGGCGGGCCTTGTGCCGCTCGCTCTGCCGTCGCAGCTGCTCCGGCGTCCCCTGATACTCCCGATACTCCTTTGCGTAATCACGCTTCGTTGCC